GGCATCGGACGGACGCAGGTGTAATCGAAGTAGGCGTCGAATATGAAATCGGGTTCAGCGGCAGCGACTTTGATTCGGTCGACATCGGGATTTTCTTGTATGAATGCGTCGTCAAGTACGGGTAGTGTTGCGAAGTCTTGAGCGAGGTGCCACGAGTGTAGAGTTCCGCCGATCGATCCTGATCTCATTAGGCCTGTGACCATGCTGGGTTTATAACGGTACTCGGCGTAGCGCTCTTGGTATCCGAATACGTTTTCGTCAGCGCCGGTTCCGTCCATCCATATTTCTTTGTTAAGAACCGCTTGTTCCCCGAGGTGAGCGAATGCGGGGAAGTAGAAGTCGTTGCGATTGAGCCGACTCATCATCCTTTCGAGTCCTCTCTGGTAGTTGAGGTCGGCTCTAGCGGATACCATTCCGATGATTACGCAATGTTCTGTGAAGCTTTTTCTGAAACCGATGTTTCCATTTGTTGCGGTTCCGAATGCGGCGAGTTGGCCTGTGTCGGTGTTACTGGTATTTGCGACAGGAGTTATCATAATGGGTACGGAACCTCCGCCTATATACTCCGGCCTGTTTTGTCTGGCGTCGTCGCTGGAAATTCCGAAATGACTTCGTACTATTTCGGTGTACCTGGTCCCTCCTCTGCTATCTCTTTCCAAGAGTCTTTGGATCTGGAACGATTCTCGGAGCTGATTTATGGTGGCAGAGCTAGCGCCTTGCAGATCGGCTTGCATGCCGGTGTTATTCCATGTCAGGTCTCTGTCTCCGGCGCCGGGTGCAGTGGCGGCGAGAATGTCTCTATTTCCGCCCTTTACTGTTAGGTCTTGATTGAGGAATGTATCGTAGTCAACCGTAGGTACGGTGGAGTCAGTGACGACTGGTGCCGTGATCCCTAGGGGTAGTGAAACGGCGGCTCCTTTTTGTGGTGACGGAAGGCAGCTGGTAAAGTAATCGTGTCGTTTTCCTCTTTTTAGGAGCGGGTAGAGACCGGCGGCGGTAGGTCCGTCTCCGGTTTCGTCGAGTACGCTGTCTTGGAGGTCTTCCGAGCGAAACCATTCGTTCCAAATTTTATTATAAGCCCTTAGGAAGAGGGCGTTTGTTGGAATGCTGTTAATTTGTACGGGAAGCCCGAAGTAGTCTCCGAGTGTATGGTCGACCCATCCGACGCTTGGGTGTGCGGTGATTTGAGGTATCTGGAAGCTGATACTGTCGCCAGGGTTGTCTTGGGCTCCCATGAATTTCTCCCAGTTGTCCCAGAGGATTCGGTTTGGTACCGCAAAAAACCATACATCCATATATAGATTGTCCATAATAGGGAATATCAAGGTGCTCAACCTTGAGAATAGTGTCATACGTAGATTCATGGTATCGCCAGGTAGGCACTCGTCCCAGAATACAGGAACGAGGTCGCCGGCGTCGAATGTGGTTTTGTATCCGCAATTTCTTTTGAAGGCGGATCGAGGGATGTCTGCCCTGGGTATTTGGGCGAAGCTATGTTGACCGCCGGTACGGCTTTTACCTTGCTTCATTGCTTTATAGGCCATGTTATTCTCCTCCTTCGATGGTCATGTCCTGGACGTCAAGCCCGTTAATAATGTTTTTGTTGGCTTCGAGTGATTTGACTCGGCCTTTGAGTTCGTCCCATTCGCCGATTTCGAATAGAGTGTAATCGGCGGCGTATCTGTTGAAGTCTGTATTTTCCTTGAGTGTTGCGTTTTGGAACATCCGTATTGCGACTCCTATAGTTGGAGCGAATATCGGTAGTAGGTATGCTTCCGCTTTTGAATCTTTGATGCTAAAGATTTTCATGTTTTCACCTTTGGTGTTGTTTGTATTGGTATCCGATGGATGGAGCGTTCCATCCGTTAGTTACAGTTATGTATTGTTTGTTCTTCTTTTTCTTCTATTTCTTGTTGTTTCCTGGTTGTGGACGTCTGCTTAGTCTTGCGTCTGTTCCTTGTTATGTGAGGTTGCTTCATGCTCCTCTTTTCTTCTCTTTCTTTTCTTTTTTCTGTTTGTTCCTTTAGTTTTATCTTTCTTTCTTCTCTTGCTTCTTTTGCTTCTTGGAGCTTTTGCCATGAGTTTCTCATTGTTTCTTGTTCTTTATTTTCTGCTTGTTTGTTCCAAAGGTATGTGTCGTTTATGCATTGTAGTTCTTGGAGGATATGTTGTAGGGTTTTAATAATAATCCTCGATTCGTCTTCCGGGGATTCCGGGTTTTTGGCGAACGCGCGCCTCAATGTAGCTAGTGTTTGTATGGCGCGTTTGTCCGATTCCTTGTGATTGTTTGCATCGCTCTCTGATTGTGAGGCGTTCCTCGGTTTGGTCATTTTCCCACCTTTTTGATTTTTCGATCCGTGCTTCTTTCAATCTTTCCAATACTTCGGGATGATCTTTCTCCAGAAGTCGGTCATAGTAACGCGGCATGGGCATTTCCGCTGCGTTTAAATTGATTGAATCCATGTAGTGAGCTTGTTCGCCGTATTTTCGGTACCAGAGGTATCCGAGCCCCCCGGGCCTGGTGCTCATGGTGCTGTAGTCAGGCTTAATGCCGCCGTATTCGATGGCTCTTTCACCGGTGAGCTTTTTCATACAGTACCGGGCGACGTAGGATGCGGTGTCAAAGGTGAATTCACCGATCCACGCATAGCCATGTGGCCAGCATGCCGAGAGGCTTTTTGAGGTGTAGACCGGGAATCCGGAGTCACTCATTTCACAGATTTCTCGATCTTCACAGAAATCGAGTCCAAAAATGCAAGCGTGATAGTGAGCGCGCATTGTATCACCGCCATACTCACCACAATGGTAATAGCGAAATTTACCAATTTTGTTGCGAACTTGCTTAGCGAAGTTTTTCCAGTGTCTGACATCTAGACCCCCATCTTCTGGTAGGTGTTCGTCGTCATAGGTGAGAGTGAGGAAGGAATTTTTCTTGTGGAATTGGGCTTCGTGTACACAGCGAATAGCCCAGCTCCGAGCTTGATCGAATCTGCATCCGATGCATTGCCCACAGGGAACCGTCACGACGCGGTTTGGAGAAACCAGCTTCCCGATGTTCATGGTGAACTTCACTTTCCCATCGGGTTGCCGGAACCCTGTGAGCGGGTGGAAGCACGGCATTCTAGAGGCGGTAGCCGCCCCTCATGGGTCGTTTTTGTCGATTCTTGGATTTGACTTTTGATCCACTCCGAAAGTTCCTTCTAGAGGATTTTCGGTTCATTTTGCGTCGTCTAGCCATGGATTTTCTCCTTTGGAGTGTTTGGGGACAGTAGTCCTTCTTGCACTAACTGTCCCCAGTGACCGGTTCTTTATTCCGAAGGTGTTTCTTCAGTAGTTTCGGAGGTTTCGGTCACTTTTTCTTCTTTTGGACGCATAGCGAGGGGAACCCACCCCTGTGGGGGCTCCATCACGCCCATATCGATGAGTTCGTCGTCGTGTTCTCCGCTTTCGACGTATTCGATCAGCTGGGCTGGGTCGTTTTCGCAGGAGGAACGGAGCGCAGCGGGAAGGGCAGCGAAGAGCTCGTCGGCTCGTTGGAGTTTGTCGAGAGCTTCGTGATAGCTGCTTGCGGTTGTAAAGTCTCCATAGGTTGGAGTTTTAGGATTGAGGCGAGGGAGGATCCCTTGCTTGGTGTATTTCCTCATGATCAGATTGAGGTCACAACTGTCTTTTTGATCTTGGCGAGTTCTGCCAGGTCCTTTGAAGGTGATTGAGCCTTTTCGTTTATCGTTGAGTGCCATTGTTTCTCCTAGTAGCGTCCGGAGGCGCCGCCGCGTTTGTGTGGTTTGTGTTTTCCGAAAATATCGCGGGTTTTACCGTAACCTCGTTTGTATGGAGGATAGGATTTTTTACTTTTGGGAGGTTTTACGTATCGGCCTGATACTCGGTCCCAAATATATTTGATGGTAGCGGAAGGTTTAGTCGCTCCAGGTAGGAGCCCGGCTGAATAAGCGGCTTCGCCGTGTGCCGAGGTTTGTACTCGGGAGTGCATTTCAGCGATGTCAGCGTTTGCGTCAGTTATGCGTAGTTGTCCTTCAGCGATGTTTGCGTCGGTTTCAGCTTTGTCACGAGTAATGGATTGCATTCGAGCTTCGCGCCAGTCTTTAGCTGAGTTTGTGAAAGCGGAAGCCCAGTCGGGTGTCTGTGCCATGGATCCTTGTGGTGGTTGTCCGGCTCCCAGGTTGGCGGCGAGCATTGGGTTGAGACCCGCCGCTTTCATGTCTGCCATTGTCATTTGGTAGCGGGTTTTGAACATCCTTTCTTGGAATTTCCGATTGGATGAAGCGATTGCGGAAGCTGATCCAGCTCCGATAGCTGCGCCGAATAGTCCCACCATTAGAAGTGGTCGATCAGTCCGGGCACCGAATAGGTCGGCATCGGACGGACGCAGGTGTAATCGAAGTAGGCGTCGAATATGAAATCGGGTTCAGCGGCAGCGACTTTGATTCGGTCGACATCGGGATTTTCTTGTATGAATGCGTCGTCAAGTACGGGTAGTGTTGCGAAGTCTTGAGCG